AGTTTGGCACATACGCTGCATTTCACGCCGGTAGGTATCCTTATGTATCACCTTATCCAAAAGACACTCTACACGCTTAAATTGGGCTTGCTGATATAGCTCCTTGATGAAAGGGTAGATGCATTCCGCAATCGGAATGCATCGGTCTTTACCGGCTTCCGTTTTAGAACCGCCAATCATGTATCGTTCCTTCAAATGGATATCATCGAGACGTATAGTCTGCAATTCATTTAATCTGAGCCCCGTGTAGGCGTATATCAATGTTAGCTTGGCGATTATATCGTCGGAGGGTTGC